AGAAGGAACAAAAACAACCCAGCAAACTAAAGGGCAAAGGCAAAAGAAGGCAGGTCTTTCTATGGCTGGAATTGCTGCTGCCAATGAATTTGGAACAAAGACAATTCCTGCTCGCCCCTTCATGTCTACGAGTTTTGATGAAAATCGAGCCAAAATTAATAAAGCTATCCAAGGTGAATATTCCAAAATTTTAGATGGGAAAAGTACAACTGAACGATCGCTTGGATTGATTGGACTCTTGGGAGTGAAATTCATCGTTCAAAAGATCCGCGCCATCACCTCCCCTCCAAACTCTCCACGCACAATCGCTATCAAAAAGAGTTCAAAACCGCTCATCGACTTTGGACAAATGGTGCAGTCGGTGCGCCATAAGGTGGTATTGAAATGAGCTCACCTTTTGAAATTTTTAGAACTCCAGTCACTCTGCGTCGTTTTCAAAGCGGCGGTTATACCAATGGCCGATGGACAGATGGCAGTTTTGTTGACAGTGCCATCACCTCAAGCATACAGCCTCTCAAGGGAGAAGAGATGCAAGAACTACCTGAAGGCAGAAGGGATTCTGAGGGATATAAGCTCTACACATCGACATTGATTAATACGATTACAAGCGTAAACCCCGATTTAATCCTCTTCTTTGGAAAAACGTTCGAGGTAATCCAAGTATTTCCTTGGCAAAACAATAGCAATTTTGGACTCGTAAACCACTACAAATATTTAGTCTTACGACTAGAAGGACAATAAATGAAAGCAAAAATGATTTCAGATACCTCGTATATGACTCTAGAAAGCAGGCTCAATGATTTCCTAAGCGAAGTGACAGCAAACGCATGGAAATTGTTCGATGTCAAATATGACACCTTTTACCAACAGGGCTTTGAGTTGCATTCTGTTCTTGTTCTCTATGGAGTAGAAGATGCCGCTTAATTTCGAAACGATCAAGACCAATCTCTATAACTGGGCAATGGCAAATAGCGGGGGTGCTTCAGTCATTTTCCTCAACGAAAATGCGCCAAGACCCGCTCAACCCTATGTGACTTTATTTCTATCTAGCTTGAACCAGGTAGGCGAAGACTATACTCCAAGATCTGATCTCAATGGAATGGTGGATATGGTCGGAGATCGAGAATTTACTCTGCAAATCCAAACCTATGGCGGTGATTGCTTGACTCGCCTAGAGAATTTAAGAAGCAGCCTTCAAATGCAGACTGTATTAGATGCGTTGAGAGCCAACGGCATCGTTTTTGTGAACCACTTTGCCATCAGCGATGTCACAGAGCTTCTTGATTCACGATTTGAGAAACGAGCAGCAATGGATGTTCTCTTTAGGATAGGTCAAGACTATGCCGATAATTTAGGTCTCATCCAAACAGTCGAAGTGGAAGAAATTTATCAAGATGCCAGCGGAAGCGTGGTCTATGACCATGCTATCACTATACCTTAGGAGAAATTATGCCATTAAGCGATATCGTCAACGTCCAGATCACAAGAGAAACGCAAACCGTTTCAGAAGCTGGTTTCGGTACTCTCATGATCCTGGGAACACATAAAAGATTTAATGACAGGATTCGGTTTTATACAAGCATTCAGGACGTAGCCAATGATTTTGAATCGACGGATTTAGAATACATTGCCGCTCAAGAGGCATTCAGCCAAGCATTGAGCCCTCAGCAGATTGCAATAGGACGAAGAACTGTCGACAGTGCCACAATTAAAGTGGAAACAGCTCTTGCTCCATTCAATTACACAGTAACCATTAATTCTATACCGGTCACTATTCCTTCCAGTCCAACAGCTCAAAACTCAACCGTCGTCATGAGCGGAGATTTTGTAACAGGAAACTCGATTGCTATCACTTTAAATGGAACGCCTTTAACTCCGATCCCATTCAATACGGATCAAATCACTACAATGAATGACATCGCGACCGCTCTTTTAGCGATTCCGGCTGTCGACACTGTAGAAATTACCGATCCAAACAATCGAACATTGATCATTTCCGGAAAACCTAACGTATCAGCCATCGTCAATAGCTTTGTCGTGACTGGCGGCGCAAGCCAGCCAACAGCCACTATTACCAACCCCATTCAACCTGTTTCCATAGAAACGATTGCCAACTCATTGGTGACAGCTATCAATGCTGCTATTCTCGGAGTTACAGCGACCGACCTTCTCAATGGCACTTTCACTATAGCGGCCAATGTTCCCGGCGTTCCATACACTTTGGATGTCAGCACTACCATCATCAATCCAGATCAAGCCAAGGTGACGGTCACGCAAGTTGAACCCAACACAAATTATACAGTCACGATCAACGGCGTAGACTTCACCTACACCTCTCCTAATGAAGTACAGACAAATCAAGATATTGCTGCTGCCTTAGTGACCATTATTAGCGCCCAGACGTTGGTTCCAGTAGGAGCTTCAGATAATTTAGACGGCAGTTTTGAACTCAGTGCAGATGTCGCCGGAACTCCATTTGTTCTTAGCGTATCTGAAGGCATTTTGAGCAAGCAATTCGGACTAATTATCGAACCGCTCTCCCCTTCAGACACAGTGATCAATGATTTGAATACCATTCAACAAATCGATGACACTTGGTATGCATTGGCACTGACAGATCGAACATCTGCAACTGTTCTTTCAGCTGCAGGATGGACAGAAGCGCAAGTGAAAATCTTTGGTACAGCTTCTTCAGATCCAGATATCATCAATCTAGCTGCCGGCGTTGATTTAAATTCCATCGCCGCTAAATGCAATCAGTCTGGATATGTCCGCACATTTATTCTCTATCATCAAGATGCCGATAGCGACTTCCCAGAATGCGCATGGTTTGGAGGGGTTCTCCCACTTGATCCAGGATCGGAAACCTGGAAATTTAAAACATTAAACTCCATCTCATACTCAAATTTGACAAGCACGCAATCGCAGAATGCCAGAAACAAAAAGGCTAATACCTACGAGTATATTGGAGGCGTAGGAATTACCCGGGAAGGAACAATGGCTCAAGGAGAGTTCATTGATATTGTCCGCGGAGTCGATTGGCTTACATCCAGGATTCAAGAATTCGTTTACTCCGTCTTAGTCAACAGCAATAAAGTTCCTTACACCGATTCTGGGATTGCAGCGATTGAAGCCGAAATACGAAGAGCTTTGCAGCTCGGTATTGGAAACAACTTTATTGCAAACGATCCTGCTCCCACTGTGACCGTTCCCAAATCTACAAATGTACCCTCTAATGACAAAGCACAAAGGATATTGAGGAATGTCAAATTCCAGGCGACGTTAGCCGGCGCTATTCATGCAGTTAATATTACAGGCACCGTCACCGTATAAAAGATTAGGAGATAGCTATGAGCGTAAGAACTTATGATCCAAAGCAAGTGATCATCACAGTAGGCGGAGTTCCCATGAGCGGATTTGCTGATGGAACATTTTTGACTGTAGATAGAGATGACGATCAGTGGGCAAAAGTGACAGGAGCCGATGGAACCAGCACCCGCATCAAAAGCAATAATCGATCGGGAAATATGACGATCACCTTAAAACAATCCAGCCCAAGTAATGATGTTCTCGCTGGATTTGCCAACGTCGATGAACTGACGAATGCAGGTGTTGTCCCAATCATCATCAAAGATCTGAGCGGAAATTCCCTCTATTTCAGTGCGACTGGCTGGGTAAAGAAATATCCCTCTTCCGAATTTGGAAAGGAATTAAACAACCGAGAATGGGTATTGGATCTGGTTGATCTAGACGTTTTCGTGGGTAGCAATGGAGTGAATGTATGATTGAAACAAGAGAAAAACAAATTCATGGGGCCGTCTATACAGTGACGCAACTTCCCGCTAGAAGAGCCTTAAGACTTAAGGCAAAGCTTTTGCGTTTATTTGGCCCAGCTCTGGCACAGCTCTTTCTCCCTGGAGGAAACGACCCAAGCATTTCTGGACTCCCCTTCTCAAAATCAGAAGCAGTTAAGGCTGTAGAGTCTCTAATGGCACAATTAGACGATAGAACCTTTGAAAGCTTAGTACTTGAACTTTGCCAAGGTGTCAGAAAAGACGGCATGGAACTAACCGATTCAGTCATCGATATTGAATTTGCTGGTGACCTCGGCACCCTCATGCAAGTGCTATGGTTTGTGATCGATTGTAACTTCGGTTCTTTTTTTGGGGAGAGCGGTATTGGGAGCCTATTCGAAGCTTCACCAGCGATGCCGCAGAATCGTCAGCCAGATACGAGAAAAACCTCCATCCGGACATAAAGAGCGAGTTCCTTTTCTGGCGTATCATTTTGGAAGGAATAGCCTCTTTAGAGGAGATCGAGCGCACATGGAATCTTGATGATTTGATGAGGGCAAATGCCCTGTTAGATATGCGACTCGACCTGATGGAAGAATCTAGAAGGAAAGGGTCGAACAGATGACAGTAGTCAGAGAATTAGTCACAAAACTTGGCTTTCAAGTCGATCAACGTGGGGTTGAGCAGTTCAATCGCACGATCATCGGTTTTAAAACAAAGTTTGCTATAGCTGCCACTGCAGCCACAGCCTTTGTTGCCAAGACGCTCGATTTTTTCAAAGACATTGCCGATGCCACCCTGGATGCAGATGACTTAGCGAAAAATATCGGCGTTTCTTTCGAGGAATTTATCAAACTCAGGAGAGCGGCTGAAGAATTCAGAATCGATCCTCAGCACTTTGATTCTGCACTCAATAACCTCAATAAGCTGCTTCGCGATGCGAAAAATGGAATGGGAGAATTGGCAACGATCGCCTATTACACAGGCATCGAATTCCGAGATAAGTTTACAGGTGAAATCAAAAATGCTCGGGATCTATTTGTCGAAATCCTGAAAAAAATCAATGAGGTTCAGTCGGAAAGCGAAAAGATTGCTATTGCCACGGCTTTTTTCGGAGAGAAAGATGCACAGAAATTCATCAAATTTGCCAAGGAGGCCGGCGACAATATCGATGCCTTAACAAGCAAGTTCGATGGATATGCGAAATCCATCAAAGAGGGAATCCCAAACTTAGAACTATATTCCAAAAGTTTGGCCGGATTTAAAAACCAATTGTCTCAGCTAACAGAGGTATTCGTGGTGAAATTCTTGCCAGCCATTACCTATACCCTTGGACTGTTCACCCAGATATTGAACGGAGATGCATTCAAAGGATGGGGAGCTATCTTCGATGTCTTCTCTGTTGAAGGTATCAAGAGCGGGTTTGCGTTCATTTCAGATGCTATTACCGAAGAAGTAGCCAAACTGTTTGGAGGTGAAACTCTGAATATGGTGAAAAGAAAGGCGGAAGAAGAAGACCACTACATGTTCATGAAGCTAATCGAAATGCAAAAAGCCGGAAAGCTACCGGCGAATTTCAATCTCAATACAAAGATTGATATGCAAGTGCCTCCAGGAACGACTGAACAGCAACAGCAGATCCTAAAAGAAACGGTCACTGAAGTCGTGGAAGGGGTTTTAATCGAAAAAGCTCGTGAAATCTATAACAATAATCCGCAGGTAGAATAATGGTGCTGTCTCTACTCTTTGGAAAAAAGTATCCAAGCCCAAAAGTCGGATCGATCGATCTTGATGTTACAATTCGAGAAGAACACCGCTTTTCATCGCGCGTAACCAATTATCCCGTTGAAGATGGAACCATCGTATCCGATCATATTATCAATGAACCAGATATCATTGTTCTTGTCGGTGTTGTCACAGATACTCCTCTAAATATTTTTGCCCCTTTTAACCGCTCCATAGACGCATTTAATCGCCTAATACAGCTGCATCAAAATCGGGAAGTAGTGACCGTTGTCACAGGTCTAAAAGTCTATCAAAACATGGCGATTGTTAATCTCGACGTGCCGAGAGATGTCAAAACAGGACAATCGCTCACTTTCACCATCGAAATGCAAAGAATTATTTTTGACACGACTGTTCGCTTACAGCTAGATCAAGGAGACAATTTCGGAGGAGTTCAAAATAAGACCCCGAGAGATATTGTCGCTTCCAACGACAACTACCCACTCATTCAAAATGATCCGCCAGGAAGCTTGAAAGACCAAGCATCGAGTGGAATCAACGTTGGCGTGCAGTCATTAGTGCCCATTCCAAGTAATATTCTGCCCAATGTGATCGTCACAAAAAATCAGATTTTAGGGGTAGCCTAATGCAAATTATTCCCTTTAAAGAGCCGGCGCAATGGCAGCAGCAAATCGAGCTTGACAGTCAGACATTCGTTTTGTCTTTCAGATGGAATGCAATGAATGAGTATTGGGTCATGGACATATTAACAAGGGACTTAGACCCTATCATTCTTGGGATAAAAGTTGTCTGCAATTACGATTTGACCGCTCAATATGCAACAGATGGAAAGCCGAAGGGAGACATTGTCTGCGAAAATATTATTGGAGGACAGGGAAAAATTCAACGTTTCGACATGGGAGCGATTGCCGAACTGATCTATTACACTCAAGGAGAGTTCGCTTAAATGACTAGATTCAATC